CCGGAAGTCGCGGGCGAGACAACGGGCGTCGGGAGCGAGGTTCGGGTGCTCGTAATCATTGCCGTTGCCACGAGCGCTCACGACGATAAGGTCACCCTTCGGCTTGACCTTGATCTCCCCGAACATGTAATCGGTCTCACCACTGAGACCGCGGTACTCGTTGTATCGGCCGAGGTGGATTTCGTTAGGCTTCGAAACGATGTCGCGGTAGTAATAGACGGTGTCGGCGTGCAGAAAGAGAGTGAAGGAGCCCTCGGGAGCGGTCCAAGTGGTCCAGGAGGCGCGGTGAGTGTGCCAGACGACTCCGTTGGGAGGTGGGGCGGCTTCCCGGAGATCCTCCCACACAAAACGGTCGTAAGGGTCGGCGTCGAGTCGGCATAGCACCCAGGTGTGGGGGACCCCCGCTTGAGCGAGCCGACGACTGAAATGAGCGCGGGTCCCGATTTTACCGCCTATGTCAACCACGTTGACCGGGCGTCCGCGAGCCCAGTGGAGCAAATTACCGACGTAATAATTGAAGATGAGCTCGTCGCCGACGTCGCGAAGGAAGGCACTGTTGGGGTGAGGCCCGGGCTCCACGCCGGGAGGGGGGGCGGTCAACTCTCCGACGTGTTCGAGGGGGATCTCGAGGTGCTGGGCGATGACGTCGATGAGGCGCGGCTCGATCGGACCCTTGTGGCGCACAGGAGGGCGGAACTCAGGACGATGATCTGTTTCGTCGCGGTCGATTGGATCGTTGTGGGCGGCGCGCGGGGCCTCAACGTAGATGCCAGGTTGCTCGAAATTCGGGAGAACGACCGGCATCCCGTTCCGGTGGCGTTCCTGGAAGACGCGGCGAAATTCGGCAGTATGGGGGCGCGCTTGCATGCCGACGGGGCGGTCGAGCTGACTGGGAGCTTTGTGACAACGGGGTTTCGGGAGGTCAGGCGGTGTGATCGGGGCCGGCCCAGGCACCACGGGGGTGGGCTGGTTGGCGAGGACTGCGAAGCCGGGCTCAAATGGATTCGTGAAGAGGGGAGCCTGCTCGACGGCGTTGATCTCGTCAGGAGTGAGCGGCCGCAAAACCTTCACGTGACCGGAGCGCTCGGCGTACCGGACCCAGAGTTGTGCCTGTTTTACCTCGGTGTTGTCGTCGAAGATCCCAGCATTGAACAAGGCTGCGGGCGGGAGCGAAAAACGTCCGGCCGCGACGGCCTCGAGATACTGGTTCGTGGCATACTCGGCGTGGCGGATCACGGGACGCTTGTTAAGAAGTAGATGCATTATAGAAATGGACTCGTTAATGACCTTAGGATCAGCCTGGAGGGGGGTGTAGTACCACGAAGCCAGCATGACGTTGACGGCGTGCTTGTATTGCGGCCAAGTGTGGACGTAGGTCAGGCGGTCGTCGACGGGGCAGGGTATTGTGGGCTCGCGCGGGGGAAGCCGAGAGGTCGGGAACCGAATGACAAACTCGGGGTCTTTGCCTTTGTACTGGTGGACCTTCTCATGTCGCACGGTGGCGGGGCCGGCAGGCATTTCGGTGTAGCCAGCGAAAGCGAGGGAGGCGCCCGCGCCGCCGACGGGGTTCCAGGGGAGCGCCCCCGGAACGGAGCCGTCGACGCCGGCGTTCTCGGTGGCGAAGAGAAGTTCGGCATCGGCCACCGAGATAGCGAGGAGGACGTGGCCGTCATGGATGAAGACACCCGAAAGATGTCGCCCTCTGATACTGGAGAGGGGCCGGTGAGCGGAGAGACCGTACTCATAGAGTAGAGCGCAAAGGGTCCCCTCCTGGAGGATCATCTCGGGGCAGCGCCCCAGAGTGGGATACCGCCCACTGAAGAGCTTGATAAGAGCGAAGAGCGCAAGCCAGCCGCATTGGCCGTCATGAGTCTCGAAGTAGTGGACGGAATTCCGGGGGCGCTCGGCCATGGCGTAGCGCAGCCGCTCGAGGATGGCGAGAGGGTAGCGACTCCTCGCCTCCCAGGTGAGGGGCCCCTCGAGGGGGTCACCAATAACGCTGACGTAACGGCCTGAGGAGTCTCTCCGGGGCTCGATGAAGACCGGGTCCGACTCGGGGATTACTATTTTGTGGTGCTCTTCGAAGGTCAGCTTGACGGCATTCATGGGGCGGGCCGGCCAGACGGGGAGCGCGGGGGCCGCCAGGGCGTCGTAGTTGCGTCGCTGCAAGTCGTCGGGTTGCCAACGCGTGCGCTGCTTGGCGCCCACGGGGCGGGCGTAGTCCTCATCCCAAGCCCAGTCCCACTGGTCGCGGGTCTCGGTCGAGCTGCTTAGATGGCACGTCGTGGAGACGGCTGAGGGCAAACGCCGGGCGGACTCGAGCGGAACCGGGGCCGGGGTCCGGGGGACTGTTTTCTGCGTGCGCGAGGGGGGGAGGGTCACGGGGGCATAGCCGTGAACCTCAGAGGGCCAGTCGCCCCACTCGCGGAGTATCCGGGGGTCG